TCAATCAAACTGAAACGGAGATGGCAGCATGACCACTTATATCAATATCAACGGAGATGTTCGTGATGCAGCATCCCTTACAGTTCCAACAGACCGCACCTTTCGTGGTGCTTGGTCATTCAATGGCGATGCTGTTGACGTAGACATGACAGCAGCCTTGGCTATCCAGAAGGATACACTTCGTGCTGAACGTAAGCCACGTCTTGATCAACTAGACATCGACTTCATGCAAGCCTTAGAGGCTGGCACCAGCACGACACAGATTGCTACAGACAAAGCTACACTGCGTAACATCACAGACGATGCACGTTTGGCTGCTGCTACTACACCTGATGAACTCAAAGCGATGGACCTAGCCACCCTATTGGGAGAATAAGCTATGACTAAAGCAAGAGGACTAGCTGATCTAGGCAATGCTTACAGCGATGGGGCTTTGTCGAACCGCAACATTTTGATCAACGGCAACCTGACAGTCAATCAACGTAACTTGTCCATTGTTTCTGTGGCTACAGGTGCATACGGGGAGGACCGCTGGAAGAAGACAGCAGGTGGAATGACGCAGATCATTGAGGAGCTTAACTACCTTCCAAGTACTGAGTACACGCTGTCTGGCACTGGTATTACAACTCAGCAGATCACCAGCCCCGCTTCGGGTGACTGGACATTACCAGACATCTCAGTGACAGCACGGCTAATCCAACTCGAAGTAGGCGACACAGCTACTCCATTCGAGCATCGCAGCTATGGGGATGAGTTGGCGAGGTGTCAGCGGTATTATTTCGACGCCTCTGATGCCGCCTTATTCCTTGACGCCTACAATAACGCTGGGGGGTACTCTTCTGTATACGTGGCGTTCCCTACAACAATGCGAGTCGCTCCATCTATGTTTGTATCATTTAGCGGGGGTTCTAACGTCGCATCTTTCGTCGGGTCTGGTGTTAGGGCTGTTGGGTGTAGGTTAGAGATGCGCTGCAATGCGGCGGGTAGATTTTACATATCGAATGGCTACTACAGAGCAGATGCGGAGCTATAACTATGGATAATATGAACATTACAGCAGCGCAGTACACCACAGACTTCGAAGGCAACAACGATTCCATCAAAGCCACCATCGACGGCACTGAAATGTCTGTTCCCCTAGACCCAGCCAACCGCCACTACGCCGAGATCATGCGGCAGGTTGATGCTGGCACACTGACAATACTTGACGCTGAATAAAGAAACCTCTTGACAACTAACTAAGACTAGGATACCATGGCTACACTAGACCAAATCAGACAAGCAGCCGAGACTGACTTAGTAACCTTTATTAAGTTAGTAGCTCCTGAACAGGTTCTAGGACAGTGTCATGAAGATGTCTGCAACTGGTGGGATCGGGAAGGTTCCAAGTCTCACCAGCTCCTCCTCTTCCCTCGTGACCACGGTAAGTCTCGTCTTGTAGCTTTTCGTGTAGCTTGGGAGTTAACCAAAGACCCAACCCTACGTATCCTGTACATCTCAGCCACAGCTAACCTAGCTGAGAAACAACTAGGATTCATCAAGAGTATCTTAACTTCAGAGATATATAGTCGTTACTGGCCCGATCATGTTCATCCTGAAGATGGTAAACGTACACGGTGGACTAACTCAGAGATCATGTTAGATCACCCAGCTCGTAAGAAAGAGAATGTACGTGACCCTTCTGTTTTCACTGGTGGTCTTACCACTTCTCTTACAGGTATGCACTGTGACATTGCAGTTCTAGACGACATTGTAGTTTATGAGAATGCCTACACAGGTGAGGGCAGAAACAAAGTAAAGAGTCAATACTCTCTTTTGTCATCCATTGAGGGTGCCGAAGCTAGAGAGTGGGTAGTAGGTACTCGTTACCACCCAGCTGATTTGTACAATGATCTACTCCAGATGGAGGAAGACTTGTATGATGATGACGGTAACAAGGTAGGCGAAGAGACTATCTATGAGATCTTTGAACGTCCAGTAGAAGACAACGGTGATGGTACAGGTCAGATGTTATGGCCTCGTAGTCAACGTAGAGATGGTAAGTGGTTCGGGTTCGACCTTAAGGTACTAGCTAAGAAACGAGGACAGTACCTAGATAAGGGACAGTTCCGTGCACAGTACTACAACGATCCTAGTGACCCAGACAACGTACCTGTAGGTAGTGACAAGTTCCAGTACTTCGAACGTAAGCACCTACGCCAAGAGAACGGTTACTGGTTCTACAGAGATAACAAGCTTAACGTATATGCCGCTGTTGACTTCGCCTTTAGTTTGTCAAAGAAGGCTGACTACACAGCTATCGTTGTCATTGGTATTGATGCTGACAACAACGTATATGTCTTAGACATTGACCGTTTCAAGACTGATCGTATCTCTGATTACTTTGATCACATCTTTCAGTTATCAACTAAGTGGTCATTCCGTAAGATGAGAGCAGAGACAACCGTTGCTCAGGTAGCTATCGTTAAACAACTCAAGGAGCTAGTGAAGCAGCATGGCCTGTCACTGAGCATCGAAGAGTTCAGACCTAACAAACACCAAGGCAACAAGCAGGAACGCATCTCAGCAGCCCTTGAGCCTCGTTATGACAACCTTAGTATGTGGCACTACCGTGGTGGTAATACTCAAATACTTGAGGAAGAGTTGTCATCCCGTAACCCACCGCACGACGATGTAATCGACGCATTGGCCTCAGTTGTGGATATGGCAATAAAACCTTCACGTAACGTCCGTAGGGATCGTGGTAACGTGGTACAATTTAACAAAAGATTTGGTGGAGTTTCCTTCTAATGGCTGGAACAACTATTGACCTAGATAGCATGATCGACCCACACGCACTAGCTGTGGACATTGCTAATCGTTGGACTACTTGGAATAAAGCTCGTCAGCCTAAGCTAGAGGAATGGAAAGAGTTACGTAACTACATCTATGCTACGGATACTCGTACTACATCTAACAGCAAGCTACCGTGGACTAACAGTACCACCACGCCTAAGCTGACACAGATTGCTGACAACCTACATGCTAACTACTTCTCAGCATTGTTCCCACAGAAGCGTTGGTTCCGTTTTGAAGCTAACGATCAGGACTCAGCCACTAAGAACAAACGTGATGTTATCCAAGCTTACATGGAAAACAAGATCCGTCAGTCTGACTTCACAACAACTGTCAGTAAACTTCTTAACGACTACATCCAGTACGGTAACTGCTTCGCCACTGTTGAGTTCACACGTGACGTGTCAGAGTTCGAGATGGGTGAGTACGTCCCTAACTATGTAGGACCACGTCTGGTACGTCTCAGCCCCTTTGACGTATGCTTCAATCCCCTTGCACCTGACTTCGATGACAGCCCTAAGATCATCCGTTCCGTTGTCACCCTCGGTGAGGTTGCTCGTAAGGTTGAGGAGAGTGTTGACAAATCCTACATGGGTACGATCCTAGATAAGATGCTAGGTAACCGTGCACACGCCTCAGGTAATGACATTGATGTGTCAAAGTCCCAAGGCTTCATTGCTGATGGTTTCTCATCCCTGCAGGAATACTACGAATCTAACTACGTTGAACTACTCACCTTCTATGGTGACATCTATGACAACGACACAGGCGTCTTCCATAAGAACCGTGTCATCACAGTCGTAGACCGTTCATACATCCTCACCAATGAGCAGAACCCTAGCTGGCTAGGTAAGTCCCCTGTGTTCCATGCAGGGTGGCGTGAACGTCCTGACAACCTCTATGCGATGGGTCCCTTGGACAACCTCGTTGGTATGCAGTACCGCATCGACCACCTAGAGAACTTGAAGGCTGATGTCTTCGATCAGATCGCCTACCCAATTCTTAAGATCCGTGGTGACGTAGAGGACTTCGACTTCGAACCAGCTGCTCGTATCTACATGGGTGAAGAAGGTGACGTAGGTTACTTGGTTCCTGATGCTACAGCCCTTAATGCTGACTTCCAGATCCAGAACCTAGAGAACAAGATGGAAGCCTTGGCTGGTGCCCCACGTGAAGCTATGGGTATCCGTAGTGCAGGTGAGAAGACAGCCTTTGAGGTTAACCAGTTAATGACAGCTGCTGGTCGTATCTTCCAACACAAGACAGCCCACTTCGAACGTGTGTTCCTTGAGCCAATCCTTAACTCAATGCTAGAGTCAGCTCGTCGTAACATGGACTATGCTGATACTGTACGGGTACTGAACGATGACTCAGGTTTGTTCTTCTTTAAACAGATCACAAAGGAAGACATCAAGGCTAACGGACGTATCGTTCCTATGGGTGCTCGTCACTTTGCTGAACGTGCTAACCGTGTACAAAGCTTGACACAACTGTACCAGCTTAAGCTTTCTGATCCAACCATGGCTGCTCACTTGTCAGGTAAAGAGTTTGCTCGTCTACTTGCAGATGAACTAGGTGAACCAGCTTTGTTCGGTGAGAACGTCACAGTCGTTGAGCAGATGGAAACACAGAAGATTGCCACAGAAGCTCAGGTTCAGTTCGAAGAAGAACAACAGATAGCTATTGAGCAAGGTCTATAATGAAGACCGCTTGGCTAAAAGAATGTAAGACGAAAGAAGAGAAAGCACAGGTACGACAACTTATCTTGTCAAACCGTGAGAGCCTTGATCGTCTTCAAGAAATCCTAGGGCCTATGCTCAAGGACACCCCACCTTCCGCTGACTATGACAGCCCCTCTTGGGCTTTCAAACAGGCTGATAGGATCGGGTTCAACCGAGCACTAACCACGGTGCTTGATCTTATCAACCTAGACAAGGAATAACACATGGTATTTACTGACGGTGCTGAAACCACACAGACCGACCAGTCCCCAGAGAATCAAGCACAAGAGACCCCACCACAGGAATCTTATGTACAGAAACTCGTAGAGGCAAAGGGAGACAACTGGAGCAATCCTGAGACTCTTGCTAAAGGAAAACTCGAAGCTGATGGCTACATTAAGACTCTAGAAGAGCAGCTAGCACTCATGCGAGAGGACATCCAGAAGAAAGATTATCAAGCTCAAGTTCTTGAACAACTCCAGAATAAGGCCACTGACACTACCGCAGTGAAGGATGGAGTGCCCAATAATAACGGTAGCACCAATGCACAGAACACCACTGATAGCATTAGTGAGGAACACCTGAAGAGCCTTGTTGAGAAGACACTGACACAGCGGGAGAACGATACTGTTGTAAAACAGAACCTATCCCACGTAGATCAGGAGCTAAGCAAAAGCTTTGGCACAGAAGCCACAGCTGTTGTAACTAAGAAAGCTGAAGAGCTAGGTATGTCAATGGATCGTCTACGGGACATTGCAGCTGAATCTCCTACCGCCTTCTTTGCTCTTATCGGTGAAGCACCTAAAGCCCAACAGAACCCTATGGTTCAAGGCTCGGTACGAACTGAGGGTGTCAATATGCAAGTCTCGGCAGAACGTAATTGGTCATACTACCAAAAGCTACGCCGAGAGAACCCACACGAATACTATTCTCCCCGTAATCAACAACAACTTATCTCAGATAAGATGAAGATGGGCGATAGGTTCGGTAACTAAACTCTCTTAAAACAAACTAAAAAGGACTAGCACAATGGCTGGCATGATTTCCTCCAATGCTGATACACAGCGTTTAATCCGTTCAGAGGTATACTCTTCTGAACTAAAAGACATCCTACGTGATGAAATGCAAGCACAACGTTATGTACGTATGCTTGATGGATTCCCTGATGGTGACTCATTCACAATCCCAACAATCGGTAAAACAACTGTAGCTGACTACACAGAAGACGCAGCAGTTTCATACACACCGATGGACACAGCTGAGTTCTCTTTCACAGTTGACAAGTACTTGCAGTCTGCAACATACCTAACCAAGAAAGCTGCGCAAGATTCATTCTACTCAGCACAGCTTGAAGCACGGTTTGTACCAGAGCAAGAACGTGCCATCCTTGAGCACTTCGAGGCAACCACATTTGCATCTCCAGAAGTTGGCGTAACAGCTAACTCCGCAGAAACAACTGATGGCATTGCTCACCGTATCTCAGGTGGTAACTCAGGTGTCATGGAACTAGCTGACTTTGCATTCGCACGTTATGCGTTGAAGAAGTCTAACGTTCCAGATCGTGGCTTGGTTGCTGTTGTTGACCCATCTGTTGAGTACCAACTGAACACATTGACAAACTTGACCAACGTGTCAAACAACCCAATGTTCGAAGGTATTGTTCGTGATGGTATCGCAACTGGTATGCGTTTCGTAGCTAACGTCTATGGCTTCGATGTATACACATCCAACTACTTGAAGACAGACGTAGCTGATGCTGCCTTGCTTGAAAAAGATGGCACAACTGGTAACGACTTCTCAAGCAATGCTGGTGTTGCTAACTTGTTCTTCTCTGCTGATGCAGGTGCTAACCCGTTCGTTGGTGCATGGCGTCAAATGCCAGAGGTTGACTATGAGTACAACAAAGACAACCAACGTCACGAGTATGTAACTACAGCTCGTTACGGTGTTAAGAAGTACCGTCCAGAAGGTATCGTTACAATCGTAACTAACCCTGCTGTATAATACTAAAGGGTGTCCCTTAACGGGGGCACCCACTAACTTTTCTATTGACAGATGCTTCAGACCCCTGTATAATTTCTTTACCTTGGCAGGGCCACTAGTATATATCCCCTACGGAGATTCCCCATGGCTAACGTAAACCACTCCACTCTTACTGATCCCTACCTGCACGAGCCTAAGGGTGTCTCTACAGCTTCTTCTGGTCAAGTCTACATGGCTAACGGTTCAGGTTCAGGTACATGGACACCTAAAGAGAACCTTGTTGAACTTTCCCTAGAAGGTTACATTGAAAATATATCATCTGCGTCTACAGTTTATGTTCCTGTTCCCTTTGCTGGAACGGTTATGAAGGTAGTCACAGTTCTTGAAGGTGCCATAGGTAGTTCAGATGCTACTATTACGGTTAGTGACGCAGCAGCAGCCTCTATGGGTACTATCACGGTAACTTACATAGGTTCAGCAGCTGGTGACGTTGACACACTGGTACCCTCAACTAACAACACAGTAGCAGCAGATAGTTTTATTACCATAGCAACAAACGGTGCCTCGGTTAACGCCGCATCACTTCGTTTTGTAGTAGTACTGGATAGAACATAATGAAAACTACACTCTTACAGATCGTTCAGTCTATCCTTAGTGATATGGACTCAGAGGGTGTCAACAGTATTAGTGACACAGTTGAGGCACAGCAGATTGCATCAGTAGTTGAAGATACCTACTACAACATGATTGCAGCTCGTGACATACCTGAGCATAACAAGCTGATGTCACTTACAGCAATGGGTAACTCAACTAAACCTACTCACTTCCGTTACCCAACTAACACCAAACATATTGAACGTATCGAATACAACGTAGGTACAGCAGAAGATAAGAACTTCCGTGTCATTGACCTTGTAGACCCTGTGGTCTTCCTTGATCGTATGGACGAAGACGACTTACTTGTAGAGACATATGACGGTAACCTTGACATCTTTGTCACCTCTAACGAACCACCATCATACTATACATCATTTGATGACAACTACATCATCATGAACTCATATGACTCCAGCATCGACAGTACTCTACAGGCCAGTAAGGTCAGAGCCTTCGGTTCTGCTTACCCTACCTTTAGTCAGACAGATGCACACCAGCCTGACCTAGACAACACAATGATGCCACTCCTGCTAGCTGAGGCTAAGTCAGCTTGCTTCTCCTTGTTTAAAGGTGGTTCAGACCCTAAGGTTGAGCAGTCAGCTCGTCGTCTTAAGTCGTACATCCAGAACGATATGCACAAGAGTAGTCGTGCTAACATCAAGAACAGTTACGGGAGAAAGTAATGGTTGAGTTCTTTCATGACACACAGAACCAGACGTGTGTATGTAAGACTGACAAGATGATATCAGCCATAACTATCTCTAAGGAGATCGGTGGTTACTGTTTCTTTGTCATTACTTTCGAGAAGGGTAGTGTTCCTGCTGAACTAAAAGGTAGGTATTCAAGCATACCTAAAGCCCAAGCAGCAGTTGAGCAGTACCTAAAAAACAAACGTAAGTCAGATACAGTTCGTAGGAACGAGTTCAGTGAAGACTTCGACAAACGTAAGAAGGTAAAAGATGCCGCAAAGTCTAAATCAAAAGGCAGTAAATAACTTCGTTCGTGGTCTCATTACTGAGGCTGCTGAACTTACGTTTCCTGATGGAGCCTCTGTAGACGAACTAAACTGTGACCTTCGTAGAGATGGTACACGTAGACGCAGGTTATCTGCTAAGGTAGAAGGCAGCAATGTGTTGTCTTCTTTTACTTTATCTGACACAGAGATCTTAACCACAGGTTCATGGACCAACGTAGATGGTAACGCTGAACTTGAGTTCCTTGTCATGCAGAAGGGTTCTATCCTTTACTTTTATAACAAAGCTGATCTACCTTACTCTGACCAGTTAGTGTCAGGCTCTATTAACCTTGGCTCATTCGAGTTCTCAGGTTCATCAGGTGCTGAGACAGCTAAGTGTCAGTTCACAACTATCAACGGTACACTCGTTGTTTCATCTTCAGCTATTGACACCTTATCTATTACATACAACTCAGGTGCAGGTACCTTTGCAGCTTCTAAGATCGACTTTAAGATCAGAGACTTTGAATGGCAGGGTGACACATCTGAGTACTACGATAACGACAGCACCCCATCTAACGCACGTAAGTACGATGCACAGAACGCAGGCTGGAACGTAGGTAACGGTTCACCCTCTGATCTAACCAAACGACTCACACACCCTTGGTATGCAGGTAAGAATGAAGACGGAGCCTATAGCTCATCCGAGTGGGAACTGATCTACGGTGGTACCACACTTACAGGTAACGGCCACTACATCCTTGACTTCTTTAACAAGGTCCGTCCTTACTTAACCACTGAGGTTGAGTCTTCACGTTTCCGTTGTGTTGAATCCTTCTCTGGTCGTGTGTTCTACGCTGGTCTAGACAGTGCAGAGAATGCAGGTAAGATCCTCTTCTCTAAACTCATGGATACAACCAAAGACTTAGGTGTCTGTCACCAACAGAATGACCCCACCTCTGAGTATATGCCTGACCTTCTGTCAACTGATGGTGGTGAGTTCAAGATTCCAGATGCTGTCAATATCCAGAAGCTCTATGCGTATCAGTCATCCTTGTTTGTCTTTGCTGAGAACGGTGTATGGGCTGTCACAGGTGTTGACGGTGTGTTTGACTCAGCTAACTTCGGTGTTAACCGTGTGTCTCGTATCGGTCTACTACAGCCTGACACCTTTGTATCAGCTGATGGTGTTCCTTTCTGGTGGTCACGGTTTGGTATTCATACTCTACAGACTGACCCAGTGTCAGGTCAGGGTTCAGAACAGAACTTAACTATTCCTACAATTCAAACATTCTGGGATAGTATTAACACAGACGCTAAACTTAAGGTTACAGCTACATACGACAACATCAACAAACGTATCTACTGGGCTTATCCTGATGCTGGTGAAACTGTCACATCAAAGCTTAACAACTTTCTTATCTTAGACATTCCACTACAGGCTTTCTTCCCATGGAAGGTTTCAGACCAAGTGTCTAGCACTGACAGTATTGTTGGTCTAGCTTTCTACTCAGGCTTCGGGGCTAAGTCTCTTGAACTTGATGTCACAGCTAACAACGGTGCTGATGATGTAGTTCAGGGTAGTGATGACATTGTATCCCTTCAGGTGTCAAACTTTAACACAGGTGACCCAGCTGTTGTTCTCATCATACGTGACGGGGCAACGAACAAGATAACCATGGGTGGTTTCACAGGCACTGACTTCTTGGACTGGGGTGAGGCAGACTACTCCTCCTTTGCTGAGACAGGTTATGACTTCATGGGGGATCTTGTCACCAAGAAGAATGCACCATACATTGTGGTTTACTCTCGTCTTACAGAAGAGGGTTTCACAGGTAACGAGAATGATGGGTATGAGTCAATTAGACCATCATCCCTCAAGGTATCCACAGCTTGGGACTTCAAGGAAACGTTCGGTACATCTCAGGAAGCTTACAGACTTAAGTACCCTGTAGTTGTTAACCCAAGTGACCTAACTGACTTTGCATACCCTGATGACGTTATCACTACACGACTTAAAATCAGAGGCCATGGCCGATCAATGCGTATCAAGTACGAGAGCACAGAAGGTAAAGACTTCTTGCTAGTTGGTTGGGGTATGATCCAAGGTAGGAACCCAAGATACTAATGACAGACTACATTATACGAGATTTAAACCAAGAAGACCTGTATGGCGTATTACACTTTTGTAAGAAGTTCTACCGTAAGGCTGAGTTTGAATCTCTAGGTAAGCTTGACCAGAATAAGACCCTTCAGTTTCTTGTTGATCACTTACAGTCTAACGAGTCCTTGATGAAAGTAGTCGAAGTAGACGGAGACATAGAGGGTTTTGCTTGCTTCAGTGTAGCGGCTAATCCTTTCAGTCACACAAGCATAGCCTACGAAATCTTTTTCTGGCTAGACAATAAGAACCCCTTTGCAGCTAAGAAGATCATAAAGGAATATGAGTCTTGGGCTAAAGCCAAAGGATGTGCAGCGGTAAGGTTTGGCAGCATAGCCAGCCTAGGTGACACAAGGTTTAACAAGTTTATCAAATCAATGGGTTTCGAGAAAAAAGAAACCTCTTTCATAAAAGGAGTCTAGTATGGCTTTCGTAGGAGTATTAGGAGCAGCCCTCTCAGGTGGCGCTGCGGTTGCTGGTACAGTTGGCGCTGCCGTTATTGGGGGAGCAGCCATCGCAGGTACCGCAGCTGGTGTTGTTGGTACAGCTAAGTCAATTAGAGCAACCAAGAAGGCCTCTCAGGCAACTCAAAGAGCAGCTGATACTCAAGTACAGATGCAGAAAGCACAGGCTACTCGCCAACGCCGTAGCTCTATCAGGCAGGTTTTGTCACAACGTTCACAGCTTGCTGCTAGAGCACAGGCATTGAACGTAGCTGGTAGCTCAGGTGCAGCTGGTGGTCAGGCTTCTATTAGTTCACAACTAGGGGCTAACCTTGGCTTTGGTTCTCAGATGTCAGGTCTTAACCAACAGTACACAGGCTTAACAGCTCAAGCATCTGCTTTCTCAGGGCAAGCTGATCTATTTGGACAAGTAGCTGGTCTTGGTTTTGGATTAGCTGGTAGGTCAAAACAGATCGGTAACATCTCTCAGGAAATCTTTGGTTAAGAGAAAGACAATAAATGGTTAATCCCCTAACGCTAGAAGACCAACTATTTAACGAGAGTTTTCTAGTTGATGAGGTTGATCCTACAGCTGAGGTAGAGGTACGTGACCCTACCAGTCAAGCTGAGCAGGACCGAGCACAGGAAATCTCTATTGGATCAGGCACCCCACTTGATCAGGTTCAGGCTGAGATCATGGCTGGTGATGCTAGCTCTGAGACAGCAGCTAAACTTAAGTCATCTAACTTTGATTACACAGCTGCTATTGACGAAGCCTTCAATGAAGGTACAAGCGTTGAGGACGTAGCTGAGCTAATCAAAGAACGTAGCTTGAAGGGTGAGGACATGTCACTGAGTGAGTATGCTCTCATTCAGAACCTTATGGTCAATGCTAACTCCCTTAACAGCTATGCTGCACGTACCATGTCTAACATGGACATCTGGGATAAGCTAGTTTCCAAGGAGATTGAGACCAACAACCAAGGTGCCCTATCTAAGATTGCTACCTTCCTTGATGTTAACGTCCTACGTGAGGTCACACTTGGTGCATTCGAGAATGTAACCTTCCGTTCTAACCGTGAAGGTGAAGAAATACGACAAGCCTTCAATACTTTGTCACCTGACGAGTTCACAGTATGGGCCAAGGAGTATATCGTCGAACGTAAGGACGAAGGTATCTTCTCACGTGACAGTATCTGGAACCTATACAAGACAGCTAACGATGCTACGTACCTAGGTGATGATCCTATGGCTGGCCTCAATGCTTTGTTCGGGGTAGCTGACATAGCAACCTTGGGTGCAACTAAAGCTGTGTCAGGTTCTGTCTCCGCAGCTAAGGCTGGTCTGACTCAGGGTGCTGACACAGTAGGTACCCTCCTATCTTTGTCAAAGGCTCGTAGGCCAGTGGACAAGGTAGCTGTACTAGGTGACGATGTAACAGCAGCTAATGTAATTACCAAGACTGTTGATGAGGTAGGCGTACAGGCTGACGAGGCCTCAGCTGGCCGTACAGGGCCTCAAGAGCTAGACCCTGTGCAAGGTCCACCAGCACGTCCATCAGGCGTTACAGTGCGTAATAACAGCCGTAAGAACACTATCGTAGAGAAGCTCGAAGAGATGAACCGTAGAGGTTCCTTCGGTGAGTACATACCACGTCCAACTATTGAACTTACAGCTACTAACATCGCAGAGAAGATTGCTAAGTCAACCAACAATGTAGTGGTAAACAGTAAACGAGTAATCGACGAAGGTTCAGAGGACTTCAAGGTTGTAGTTCGTATGGGTAAAGACGGTTCAGGTGCACCGTTTAGCCGTAAGATGGATGCTCAGGCTATTGCTGATGCTGACCCTAGCCTATCCGTTGTCAAACGTGAAGAAGGTCGTGGTTGGTTCGTTGAAGCTGAGGAACGTATTAACGTCTTAGGTCTACCAGAACAAGCTGAAGTGTTTAACAAGGGTGGTTTCGTTTCTGATGCCATCAACAAGGTCTTCGGTGCATCATCTATCCGTCTTGGTGACAAGCTAGGGGCTAAGTTCCTACAGGCTGAGGCTGGTCAGGCACTTATCGGTGAGACATTCAAGCCATACCAGAAGATTATCCGTAAGGTTAAAGGCAAAGAGCTAGACAACCTAGCTGATTTCTTTGAACAACTACGTGATGGTGATTTGTCACACATGCGTCTAGCTCCTGACAGCACTAGCTTCGAAAGCCTATACAAAACTATGTATGGTACTAAGCCTAACAAGGCCACAGTAGAAGCCTATGATGCACTACAGGACATCAACGATGCTTCATGGCACCTCAAGTCATCTGAACGTCTTAAACGTACAGTAGCTGAGGGTGGTGTTTACGCTGACTTCACAGATGACTTCGGTGATATTGTCTACCGTGTTGAAGGTAACAAGGTTAGTGTACCTGAGGATGAGTTAGTACTTGATTTACTTACTGGTCGTTCACTCAAGAAGGACCAACTAGGTTCTGACCAGACCGTATTCAAGGTACCTAACACACACTTAGACCACTTATTTGTCACTAACGTTAAGGCTACACGTGTACTTGAACGTGTTGACGTGATGCCATACAACGTTGGTGGTCCTCGTACCAATGCTGAGTTCCGTTGGTTCGTAGGTACAACTAGAGATCAGACACTGGCCTCAGGTAACACTATCTCAGGTGGCTTCAAGACAATGCTCGGTTCCTTCGGTAAGGAACAGGCTATGAAAGCTGTTGATGAACTTAACAACATCACAACTAAAGTCAAAGAACTTCTGCTTAACAACGGTGTTGGTGACATAGCTAACCTTAACCTTAGCAAAGCTGACTATGACGAACTTGGTGACGTTATCCGTGCTAACAACACATGGAACAAACACGTCACTGACCTAGAGGACTTACAGAAACTAGCTGATGACTATGGCTTCAGGTTCCGTGAGTCATTCGTAGGTAAGGCTCGTGACGAGAAGGTGTCAATACGTGAAGCAGGGGAAGATCCAGCTGCTGTAGGCACTACCTTCGGTGAGGTTGTTGGGCGTCGTCTAAACAGTAAACGTGGTGACACAGTACTTATGGAGTTCGGCGGTAAGAAAGCTACCAACGATAACCCTATGACAGCCATTGCTGACCAGTTCGGTTCAGAAACCTTTGGTTATGCTAACCGTGCAGCCTCACAGAATGCACTTGTTGGTTGGGTTAAGTTAGCTGAGAATGCTGAGGGTACCGTAACGTTCCCTGCTGGTGTACCTGAGAATGATTACCTTAACCGTTTCCTAGGTGCCAAGGTAACTAACACAGGTAAGTACAACGACTTGGCTGCACAGCTACGTGAGCAACAGGATGTTATCAAACGTCGTCTGAACCAATCCACATGGCTCAGTGACAAGTGGGACAGCTTCACAGCTACCGCTACTGAGGCTGTATTCGAGAAGACTGGCTCCAAGAAGTTTGACTTCACTAAGTCAGACCCTAGCTCACAGCTGCTTAAAGTTGGCTTCTACTCGAAGTTTGGTTTCTTTAACCCTGACCAGTTTATGCTTCAAGGTATCCATGCCTTGACTATCGTGGGTATTTCACCTGTACAGGGTTCTAAAGCTCTAGGCTTGACAACACCAATAGCTATGATCAATAGCCTAGGTGACCCAGCTACTAGGGCTATGGCTATCAAACGTCTAGCTAAGGGTACAGGCTTAGATGAAGCTGAACTTAAAACTCTTATCCAGTATATCGACGAGAGTGGTCGTAACATTGTTGACAACCAAGTAATAGAACTTCAGGCACCAGCTAAGTTCGGTGCAGCTAGCACATTGAAAGGTAAAGCTGGTCAAGCTGTCAATACATTCCTTGATACATCAACCTTTTTCTTTAAGGAAGGTGAACGTATCTCTCGTACTACAGGTTTGATCACAGCATTCCTTGAGCACAGAGCTAAACGACCTAACATTGACCCTCTGTCAGCTGAAGGTAAGACATGGATCACTAACCGTGAACAAGACCTAACATTCCGTATGACATCTCAGTCACGTACCTTGGTACAGAGTGGCCCGATGCGTGTACCGACTCAGTGGTTGTCATTCTCTCTTCGTGCCATGGAGAATATCGTCATTGGTCGTAACTTCACAGCAGGTGAACGAGTACGTATGGGCCTTGTCATGGGACCGATGTTCGGTTTGACAGGCTTGGGTGCAGGTAAGATGACAGGCTATGTGGTTGAGCAGCTAGGTATGGACCCTCAGGACACAGAGACCATTAAGGTGCACAACCGTATCAAGTATGGTGTTATTGATGCAGTACTGTCTAACATGCTAGGCACAGAGACAGCATATGCTCAACGTGTAGCACCACTAGGTCAGATCCAAGACACATACAAGAAGCTATTCGAAGACGACCTTTTCACAACACTGTTAGGTCCATCAGGCGAAATCTTCGGTGACATCCTATCAGCTGCAGGTAGTGCAATTAAGGCTATGTTCGGTGGACGTACTGAGATGGTACGTGATGACTTGTCACAACTACTACGTAACTTGTCTACAGTTGACAAAGCTGTGAAGATACGTGAGCTAATTGAGACAGGTAATTACCGTAGCCGTACAGGTAGACTAGCTGTTGGTGGTTTAGACCCTCAGGCTGGTGCAGCTGTTCTGTTTGGTGCTACCCCAGCTCCTGTACAGAACTTCTATGACTACAACGAAATGTCCTACAAGGCTAATACAGCTAACAAAGAGTTGATCAAACATCTACGTGAGAAAGCTAACATAGCTAATACACTCTTGACAAATGGGGATCAGGCTGATATAGTACGGGGAACTAAACTTTGGACAGAAGTGACCGATGAACTTTGGGCTTCCTCCATGTCTAACCAACTAAAAGGTCAGGCACAGAGAAGTTTAATTAACGTTGCTGTTATCCCTGACATCATGAAGAATGCTATGCGCCTTGGCCTTGAGTACGACGCCCAGCTTCTACAACAACAAACAAATTAAGGATAGAACATGGCTGGATTTGCTGTAGATATTGGTGATGCAGGTGCTGCATTTGAACAGGGTGTCACAGCCCCAAGTGCAACTGAGGCTTCAGCTTCTGCTCAGGGCTTAAACATGATAGGTAAGGGTGTCTTCGGACTCCTTGATGACTATGCAGCTGCAACTAGGAAGACAGCACCCACTGAGGCTAGTGTTAACCGTGCTGGGTTTGCTTCTCTGTCTGAGTCCATACAGGGCACTAAGGGTATGAGTCCGTTACAACAACGTACAGCTGTTAACTCAGCCCTTGCTAGTCACTTCGCACAAGGCTTCGAGGTAGGTGAAGCTGAGTCCAAGATGATCAAGATGACAACAGGTATTGATGTTAACTACCTCAATGCTAACCCTCAGCAAGATGCAATTAACTCCACTATTGAGCAGCTACAAGAGAAACCAGCTTACCTATACCAAGCTGAAGCTGCTTTACGGGCTACTGGTCAACCGTTTACTCAAGAAGATGTGTATACTAATGCTATGGCAGCTGTACAGAAGAACGAGTCAGCAGCCTTGTATCTTGTCAACTCTAAAAACATTGCTGAGACAGAGTTCCTACAGACCTATGTTCCTCATGCTAACTCCTTGTTAGGTGACTTACGTTCCCTAGCCTTCTCAGCCCTTAAGATTGAGACAGAGGGTGGTAACGTACGTCCTGAACAACTCGTAGGTTTGAAAGCTGAACTAACTAAAGCTAAAGCTATCCTAGCTAAACCAGCTCTTGTGTCAGCTGAAGCATACCAAGGTATCCAGTCCCAAGTCGAAACACTTGAGGGTCTACTGACTACTATCATGTCATATGACCAAGACGTTATGACACAAGAGAAGGCTGATATTCTTGAGCCTATTACACAAGCACTCATGAACCAATCTCGTCAAATAGGTGAGACTGACCCAGTACTAGCTCAAGTTCTTTTGTCAGATAACCCACAGTTCTTGGCAACATATGCAGCTCAGAAGTACCCTGAGGTAATGAAAAACCTTAGCTCTATTAAGATTGAGGATACAGTGTACACTCCTCTTGACGGTGTACTTGAAACTCCTGACCCTGAATCTGGTGAGGCACCGTCTCTACATAACGACGAAGAGATTACACTAGCTACTGACCGTGATGCTAAGGGTCGTAACAGTGCTATCTCCTTTGCTACAAACCAACGTGTTCGCCTTAGCACTGTAGAGGGTATGAATGACCCTAAGCACCGTGACAACTTCTTAGCTGGTGTTGGTCAGGCTACAGTTAACATTTCTACGTCACCTGTTCTCATTCAACAAGGTACTCTAGATGAGATCTTCCATGATAGTGTGTTCGCTAAGCTTAAGGTTATCGACAAGCTCGACCCTGAGGCTGCTACACTGGCCCGTAACCAACTCAAAGATGCAGTTGAAGCACAGGCTAATATCTTTGCTACGACTATGAAAGGTACGTTCGAGGGTAGCCTGTTTAAAGTGACGGGTGTAGGTCGTGTAGAACTTAACACAGACGGTGTACAAATGCCTCCTGCTTGGACTGAAGGATTGGTCCAGAAGAAAGCTGATCAGTACTACGGTGGTAACATCTACAACATGTTCAAGGACCGAGGTAAGCAGCTTAGTGCATCTGAGCAAACAGAGCTACGAGGTAAAGGTTTCTCTGTCACATCTATGTCGACTAAGTACTCTGAGATCACCCGTTACAATGAGAAGTACAAGACGTACATTGGTTACTTCCGTAAGCTAGGTGGTGACACAAAAGGTATTGAAGCTTTGATACTTGAAGGTCAAGAGCAGATTGCTTCTGTCACGTCTGATGACCTAGCCCAAGTTGGTATCGAAGAAGGTGAGATCAAACGTACCGAATTAGGTAGACAAGGATCAACTCCAGCAACAGCATTCGTTGTAAACACTAGGGAGGAAGTTAATGAAGTACCTATTGGCAGTTTCTTTATCAATCCTTCTAATGGAGCTATTATCCGCAAGACAAGAGCAGGTAACTGATATGCAAGAATTACTTGACTTGTCTGACTACGGTGAGGTTGTTGAGGTCCCTTCTATTCAAGCTGACCCAGATAATCCTGAGGCTTTTGGTGGACTACCTAAACAAGGTGACACAGGTGATAAGGTTCAAAGGGTTCAACAGGCTCTAGCTGACAGGAACATCGTCTCAGT